TCACATTTCACTTAATGCTTCTACCGCTTTATTATCTTCTTCGACAAATTTCTCTTCTAAAAGATGTGAGTATATTGAGGTAGTTATTGATATATTTTTATGTCCTAATCGCTTGGAAATGTAATAAATAGATATACCTTTCGCTAGTAAATAAGAGCAATGAGTATGTCGTATAGCATGTGAAGTTATCGGTGTAATACCTAATTTAATGCAAGCTTTTTTTAAAGCTTTATTAATAGCGTTTGATGTTAGAATTATGCCACCGTGTTTAAATATATAACCATCATAGCTAATAATCATATCATCAATAGCACTAACTATATGTTGCATATCTTTTTTAGCAACAGTAACATATCTAGGAGATGAATCTGTTTTATGTTCGTCAATGTATATTTGATTTTTAATTTGATCTATATATTGTACTTTCATATACTTAACTCCACTAATACGACAACCTGTGCAAATCATAATATACAAAGCCAATCCTGCACGTGAATTAGAGTTTTTAAAGTGTTCTTTGAGTGTTTCATATTCATTAATAGTGACGTATTTTTCACTTTCTTTTTTTGTTTCTTTACCCGCTTTGTAATTCACTTTATAAGTAGGGTTTTTGCTAATCAGTCCATCGTATATAGCATCATTTAATGAGGAGCGAATTGCACCATTTGTTTTGCGTATAGTCTCTTTAGCATGACTATCAGAAAAGTCGTTAATAAACTTTTGATACACTTGTCTATTTAGCTCTGTAAGTTTCATACTCCCTATTTTATGATTTTCTAAATGTTGTAAGGTGAATTTATAATGCCGATAAGTAGTAGGTGTAACTACAGGTTCTTTGTAAGTCTCGCACCAATTTCTAAAATAGTCTTTTAACGTCAATGAACTATCGAAGTTATATCCGTGACGTAATTCATTCAACTTGTCTAGACCTGCTGAATTTGCCTCACGTTTCGTTCTAAATCCTTTCTTACGATAACGTTTCCCTTCGTATTTGAATTCGTATTGCCATTTTTTACCATCATAACAACGTGTTCGCATACTGTCCCCCCCTTAAAAAAGATAAAAAAATAATAAGGGTACGGTGGTGTACCCTTAGATAAAGTGAAGTATAACCGGAACTAAAACACCTATAACAGTAATGATCGCACTGATAACGGATATAGTGACTGTAGTTTGATGTTTCATATCCTCTTTTAGTTCTCGTCTGTTTTCATCTACTTTATCTATAAGTCTGTCAAATCTGCTATCTAAATGTGTTTTGAAATTTTCGAATTCATCTCTTTTAATGAAGTCATTCATATTCCCACCTCCGGAACCATTTGTTCTTGACTCCATTGTATCATGTGCATCTGGAATAGTTTTATTAAATTTATTTAAAAAATTCTTATACTCAATTATTTCTCCCAACAACGTGTTCGCATACTGTCCCCCCCTCAAAAAAAGGTAAAAAAATAATAAGGGTAGATGGACTACCCAAAAATTATTTATTTCATTCTATCAATAAGTAATAATGCTAATTGTCCAGTAGCTTTCGCATCATTCAAAGCTTGATGTGATTCTCCATCATCTAAAATGAAATAATCTTTTAAAGTTTCTAATTTATGATTTGGTGTTTCGTGTATTAATCTTCTAGAAGCAGTTAATGTATCAAAAACTCGAAACTTCTCATGTTCTATATTAAAATCATGAAGGTTTTTTAAAAGAAATTTCATATCGAATGGCGCATTATGAGCAATAATTGTTTTACCACCAAGTAATAAGAGTAGTTCTTCCATATACTCTTTAGATATTCTAGGCTTATCTTCCAAAAATTCATTTGTAATTCCAGTTTTTCGCATAACTGTTTTACCAACCGGTTGATCAGGTTTGAAGAACTTTGTAAATTCATTAATTACATTTCCATCTTTAAATTCAACAATACCATATTGGATGATTTCGTTATCTTTATAATTTAGTCCAGTTGTTTCGAAATCTAAAACTACAAAAGTTGGCGTTAATTTTCTAGCTTTAGTATAAGATAAGTCTAAATGAGTTGATGAACGTGAAGGTTCTACTTTCTCGTTAGAAAAATAATCTTCTTTTACTTTCTTGTTTTCTGATTTAAGTTCATCTATTTGGTTTTCTTTTACTTTTAATTTTTCGTTTAATTCTTGAATGCTTTTTTGCGTCTTTTCAGTATTTTCTTTTAGAGTCGCGACTTGTTTGTTTTCCTTTTCAAGTTTAAGTATATAATCTTGTTGAGAAGCTAACTCTTTTTTTAGATTTTCGTTATTTTTAATTAATTCTTTAGACTCAACTTCTTTGGTCACTTCTTTTTCTAAAATTATTGGTTTTTTATTATTTTCATCTAATCGTTTATTTGCATTATTTAAATCAAGTTTTATTTGATTTAATTCTTTGTTTAATCTTTTATTCTCTTCGCGTAATTGAATAGGGATATCTTCTTTTTGATTTGTTATCTCTTTATTCTTTTTAGTTGTATTTAATTTGATTAGTTTAAATAGACTCATTATAAATATTAATAGAAATACTAATAACATTGTTAAATCAGTGAAACTGAGACCTTGATCAATAATTACTAATAGTCCACCAACAACTGTGAACAAAGAGAAAATTAGCAATATCCAAAGTAGCGCTTTTTTCATATGTAATTCTCCTTTATTATATATCTTTATATTCAAACATTCGTAATGGTTAAAAATGGATTAATAAAATAATCTTTGACTTGCTACAACACGGCCAATAATTTTAACTTCATCATCTTGTGAATAAACTTGTGGATAATGTGCAGGGTTGTTACTTTCAGGAATAAGGATAATTCTATTTTTCTCATATCTCACACGTTTCACAGTAGCGTTATAACCATTAATCATAACTACGCCGATTTGTCCGTTCTCAACTACCAAATCCTTTTCAACGATGACTACATCACCATCTTTAAATTCTTTATCCATACTATCGCCAGATACTTTTAAACCAAATAATTCTTTATCGACACTTAAGTTTTTAGTAGCGATGTATGTATAGTCGATTAGGTTTTCTTCACTATATATAGGAAGTCCTGCAGATATTTGAGAAACAACCGGAATCTTTTTGACTGGTAGGGTTTCTAGTTGATGTTGTTCTTCTTCTATTCCCATAATATATGAAGGAGATACTCTCAATGCTTTTGCTAATTTTACAATCTTATCTCTTTTCATATTTTCTATGTCACCAGTTTCCCATTTTCTCACAGTTGATTTTCCAACACCTACTAAATCTCCAACTTGTTCCAGAGTTAAATTCAATTCCTTACGTCTACTTTTAATGTCGGGTTTCATGTTAAATTTCCTCCTAATTGGTATGTACTAAATATAGCACTTAAGTATCTTAAAATCAACACTTATATAGGAAATTAAAATAAAAATGTATTTTTAGACACTTTTGTGTTGACTTAAAGATTCATAGCATGTATTATTAAAGTATCCTAAAAGACACGGAGGTGTTAAACAATGAACAAAGCAAAACTTTATTCTGTTTTGGCGATGAAAGAGATGCATGTAAGTGATTTTTTAAAAGAGTTAAACGAACATGGACTGAAACTTTCTAAAAGTGCCTATTATAGCAGGATTAGAGGAGAGCAAGAATTCGACATCAAAGAAATTAAGACTATAGTTAAAGTTCTAAATTTAACTAGAGACCAAATGAACGATATTTTTTTTGAAGAATTAGTGTCTTAAAAGACACATAAAAGGAGGTTAATTAATTGAACGAATTACAAACAAATAATGATATTGGCCAAATGTTCAACATTCATGAAAAAGAAAATGGAGAGATCGCAATAAGTGGTCGTGAATTACATGAAGCACTAGAGATTAGAACAGAATATAAAAAGTGGTTCAGTAGAATGACTGAATATGGTTTTGAAGAAAATATCGATTACACAAGGGTGACCCAAAATTGTCTTACCCGAGGTGGATATCAAAATATAACTGACCACGCACTCACACTAGACACTGCAAAAGAAATCGCAATGATACAACGCAGTGAACCAGGCAAGCGTGCAAGACAATATTTTATTCAAGTAGAGAAAGCGTGGAACAGTCCAGAAATGATAATGCAACGTGCTTTGAAGATTGCTAATGAAACTAAGTTGCAACTTGAAGCACAGATCGAAAAAGATAAACCTAAAGTTTTATTCGCAGATTCAGTTGTTGGCAGTCAAAGTTCAATTTTAATTGGCGAGTTAGCTAAACTACTCAAACAAAATGGCGTAAATATTGGGCAAAACAGACTGTTCGAGTGGATGAGAGAAAATGGTTATCTCATAAAACAAAAGGGTGAGAATTACAACTTACCTACACAACGCAGCGCAGATTTAGAAATCATGGATATTAAGAAACGCACAATCAACAATCCAGACGGTTCGAGTCAAATCACACGTACAACAAAAATCACTGGTAAAGGTCAACAATACTTTATAAACAAATTTTTAGCGGAATAAAGGAGGGGCAAACATTGAACATTCAAGAAGCAACAAAGTTAGCAATGGAAAGAGGGAAACCAATTTACCGCTCATCTGAATTTGAAACATTTAGAAAACCAGGAGACAACTTAGAACTTTTACCTACAAATAGTTATGGATACGTAGTTGTGAAGCCAAGGCAAAAATCCTTCTACCCATTGTGGCAACCAATGGCAGAAGACTTATTAGCTGATGATTGGCATGTTGTAGGAGAAAAAACAATGACAGAAAAAATCAAAGGATTAGAAGTAGATTTAGAGATTCAAGAAAACAAACAAACGCCTACCAAAAAACAGTAGACGCTTTGAACAATTATTTGAGTAAACCGTTGTCGGATAAACGCTCTAGCGTATCAGCAAGTAGGGTTGCTGAATAACTAGTATTAAGTTCGATTATATAACTAAATAATGCGTTTATATCGACATTCCCATCAAAATCTGTAATTTCATCCATCTTGGAATCAATTTCTTCTTGAGTGAAGAACTTGGATTGGACATGATTAACAGATTCGATAACTATATCTTCATATTTTGACATATATATCACCTCCTCATAAGGAGTATAGCAGAAAAAATAATAAGGAATGATTACTATGCCACAAACACTTAATGTATCAGTACCAATTCCAGACACACACGTACTCATCGCAAAAGAAGAATACGAAGAACTGTTCAACTACTCTTTAGATCCTGTCTGGGACTTAAAAGATTTAAAGAAAAAGTTAAAGATGTCTTCTGACGACACTATAAAAGACAAATTACTATTCAACCCTAAGTTTGAAAAAGTCTTGAAGAAACAAGGGATAGCTCACTATCCAGATGAAAGTTTTAACAGATGGAGATTCAACGCAAGAAAGATGAATAAATTCATTGATGAACATTTCAATGAAATACACAGCAAATAAAGGAGGTGATGAAATGAAGTATCTATTGGCATACCTAACAATGATTATCGTTGCATTAGCACTTGTGTTATTAAGAGTACATTTAGCTACAACACTAGTTATTAGTTTATCCGTATTACTAATTGCAATCCCATTCTGGAGAGTGTGGATAGAACAAATAAAAAAGACTGAATGCTAACTCGCGCTTAGCAAACAGTCAAAAAAACTAATTGGAAAGTAAACATAAATTAATTATACCCCAAACTTATGGAGGTAATCAACTTGAAAGAGACGATAACGTATTTAATCAAACGTAAAGATACTGATTTGTTTGTGACTAATAAACCAACTGACAGAAATGGCGACATCAGTTATTCGACAAACTTTAACCGTGCTAGAGAATTTAATGGCATAGAAGACGCAAGTATAGACATGACAAACCATGTCGCTATTAAACATACGCATATTGAAAAAGATGAATACGAGGAGGTCGCTTATGACTGAACAAACGTTATTTAACGAATTAAATAGTAAAGATGTGAACGATCATGTAGAGCAGAAGAACGGACTAACTTATTTAGCTTGGTCTTATGCACACGAAGAACTTAAAAAGATAGATGCTAACTACTCTATAAAAATACATGATTTTCCGCATCCAGATATAGATCGTGATGATTATTTCGTGCCTTATTTAGTAACACCAGAAGGTTACTTTGTACAAGTATCAGTAACGGTTAAAAATCAGACTGAAACAGAGTGGTTGCCAGTATTGGACTTTAGAAATAAATCATTACCTAAAGGAAAAGCGACGACATTTGATATTAATAAGAGTCAGAAAAGATGTTTTGTTAAGGCCGCAGCATTACACGGTTTAGGTCTCTATATCTATTCAGGCGAAGAAGTACCTAAAGCAAGTGACAATGCAATAACAGAACTTGAAGAGAAGATAAAAGAATTCGTAGACATTTCTAAAGACAACGGTCGAGACGCTACTTTAGATAAAACGATGCGTTGGTTAGGAATTCAAAACATCAACAAATTAGGTGATAAAGATATAGCGAATGCACACAAAAAACTTGAATCTGCATTAAAGCAAATTAACAAGGAGGATAAATAACAATGAACTCAATCAACTTAATAGGGAACTTAGTCAATGAACCGAAAGTATATGGACAAAATAATAATGTCGTCAAATTTATGGTAGCAGTCCAACGTTCTTTCAAAGACAAGCAATCAGGCAATTACGAAAGCGACTTTATTCCTTGTATCGCTTTCAGTAAAACTGCAGAAATCATCAGCAACAACTTCAATAAAGGTAACAAAATTGGCATCACTGGTCGTTGGCAATCAGGCAAATTTGAAAAAGATGGTCAAACAATCTACACAAACGACTGCGTTGTAGAGAAAGCGACATTTGTAGAATCTAAATCTAAACAACAAAATAGTCAATCTAACCAATCGTTCAATGCCAAACAACCAGTTTCACAAGATGATAATCCTTTTGCCAATGCAAATGGTCCGATAGATATTCAAGATGATGATTTACCATTTTAATTGTACACAACGTAAATAAGGTGATGTAATGCCAGTAATTAATAACTATATCCAGCAAGATGATGGCACGATAACTGCTGTCATCTCTGGATTACATTTAGAAAACAAAGATTTCTTACTCTTAGATAACGGACTAGAAGTAGAGTGCGACGTAATCGTTAGTGATCCATACAAGATAACCGATAAGCAGCGCAGAAAAGTGTTCGCAATGATAAGAGATATATTCAATCACTATGGACAACCGATGGATTACTTACGCTATATGTTCCAAAAACAACTGGAGTTCATGAAAGGTTATGAACCTATCTCGCTAAGCAACTGCAGTAGACGACAAGCGAGTGAATTAATCGACTTGATACTCGATTTTATATTCACAAATAACATACCTATACACAAAGCCACTAGCGAGCTTATGAGCGGCGATAAGTATTTTATATATAAATCTACCATAAACAGAATATGTGTCGTCTGTGGGGCTGAGAATGCCGATTTGGCACATTATCAAGCAGTAGGTAGAGGACGGAACAGAAATAAGATAGATCATTACGGAAATAAAGTGTTAGCACTATGTAGATTCCACCACAACCAACAGCACAACATGGGAATGGACAGTTTTAACAAGCTACATCATTTAGAAAATGCGTGGGTGGATGTAGACGAGAAGCTGAATAAAATGCTGAAAGGAGAGAAAAATGTATGAAAAAACGTGACCATATCATTTATTTATCGATACTGATCCTAAGTTTAATAGCAATTGTTTTTTCAATTGTTTCTCTTTGTATTTAGTAATATAAACACCTTTTTCAATTTTTATCACCCGGAAAATATTATAACAAGAAGGAGATAAGTAGATGAATGAACAACCTAACTATTACTCAATCATTCCAGCGCACGTTAGATACGATAAAGAGTTAAAACCGATGGAAGTTATTATGTATGGCGAATTAACTGCTTTATCCAATAAATACGGATATTCATATGCAAGTAATAACTACTTTGCAGAACTATATAATGTTCATAAGAAAACTGTATCTACTTGGATAAGTCATTTAAAAGAAAAAGGATATATCGACACAGTAGTTATTAGAGATGAAAACATGACTGTAACCGAACGTAGAATTTATATTACAGCATCCTATCCATTAAATCATGGAGAGGGGTATCCACAAAAAAATGGAGAGCCTATCCATAAAAAGACGGAAGAGAATAATACAAGAGAAAATAATACAAGTATAAATAGTGACAGTGACACGTCACAAATCTTTCAGTTGGTTAGTAAAGAGTTAGAAATGATACAAAGCCCTTTAAAAGTACAGGAGTTAGAAGATGAACTCAATCTTATTAAAGGAAACAAACTAGAAATAACAGGAGTAGCAATTAACTACTGTAAACAAAACAAGAAAGGTATTAACTACCTAATCAAAGTATTAAGAAATTGGAATAACGAAGGTGTAGATACTAAAGAGAAAGCACTAGCCAAGGTTACACCTAAGAAAAAGAAAGAAGATGATTTCTTAGATAGGAAGAAACGAGAAATATTAGGGGGCTAAACGATATGGTTATGACGAAATCAGAAGCTTTTAAAGTCATCGAGTTAGTCAGTAGTGTCTATGATATGAAATTTAACGATATTAAATTTGATACATGGTTAGAACAACTTACTAAGTACGGTGAATACGAAGGCACTTTATTAAAGGCTAAACAACACATTAGTCGTAGTAAGTTTAAGCCGACAATATCTGAGATATTAAAAATTCAACCTAAAAAGGCAGAATCCGTAACTGTCCCTGAGGAAGAAACGCATGTATACAAGATGAAACATGATAGTGAATACGCATCTCAACACCGAAAATTAAAAGAACGATGGGAACAACTCAAAAGAGAGTGGGCTGAAGAAGATGAATAACATTGATGTTTTATCCACTGAAGAATCGATTGTTTCTAACCTGCTCCAAACTCCAGATTTACTAGGTAAATTAAAAGTCAAACCAGAGATGTTTGAGAACGAAGGGATTAAGAAGTTTATCACCTATGTTATTGAACAAGGCAAAGTTGATGTAAACCAAATCTATTTCAAAAGTCGAAAAGACAAATCATTTATATCAACTCAAAGACTTAGTCAACTCTATGATTCAAAACAAGCAGATAAGACGTTTTTCATGTCTGATCAAATGAACATCTTACAGAACTATGTACTAAAAAGAGCATTAGCAGACGCAAAAGGTTATCAATCCAGTCCTACTCCGCAGAATCTTAAATTACTAACAGAACAACTCAACGAATTAAACGAGCTATCTATCCAAAAAGACAATCCGACCGATAACTTTTTGACAGAAGTGATGGACAATATCTTATCTGATAAGCGCAAGACGTTTATCAAAACAGGAATCGATTCTATTGATAGCAAAATCATAGGGTTTGAAAGTGGTCAGCTGAATGTCTTAGGTGCAAGGCCCAGCTTAGGTAAGACATCACTTGCGCTAACGATGATGTGGAATATTGCGCGAACAGGAATTCCTACGACCTTTTTCAGTTTGGAAACAGACGGGAGTAATATTGTTGAGCGTCTTGTAGCGATGATGACAAATATCCCTCTTCATAAGATTAAGCGGGGTGATGGGCTGAAGCCAGAGGAAGTTGATAAAGTCATGCAAGCGATTGATGTAATTAAAAAACACAATCACTTACGCATTGAAGACCAAGCTCAGTTAACACCTAGTGACATCCGAGAGGTAGCGATGCAATCCAATGGCAAGCCTAATGTAATATTTATTGATTATTTGACATTAATGTCATCAGATACACCTCAGAAAGATAGACGGTTAGAAGTTGAAAAGATTAGCCGTGATTTAAAAGTCATCGCTAAAGAGACTAGGAGCACCATTATAGCTCTTTCTCAACTAAGTAGAGGGGTTGAATCCAGACAAGATAAACGACCGCTTATGAGCGATCTGAGAGAAGCTGGAGGCATTGAGCAAGACGCTAATATGATTTTCTTTTTATACCGTGAGGACTACTACGACAGAACACTACAAGACGATGATACAGGCCGTTCTGATATTGAGTTTATTATATCTAAGAACAAAGACGGCCAGACTGGCACGGTTGACTTAGAGTTTTACAAGAAGACGCAGAGGTTTTACGGATGAAAATAAATGAATTACAAGAGACGTTAAGACGCATGTATAAAGAGTACGAGCGAGAGCCGCTCATTCAAATGCGTATCATCGATTGGGGCAAAACAATTAATCGATTACTTGATGAAAATCGATTACAAGTATTTGATGATTTCGATGAACGCAAAGACTTTATATTTAATGAAATGGAGGCATTTAAAAATGCAGGAAACAACTAAGCAGTATGATTTGTTTACTTCTGAAAGTGAACGCGTGTTCAGAGTAACAGAATTAAGTGACGGCGATTTCTATGTTGAAAACTTAGCAGGTAAACGTTATTGGGATGTAGACAACAAAATGATGACGATGCAAGGGTTTAACAGATTCAAAGCAAACCATAACTTATTTCTTGAAGAAGAATTGAATAGTCAAGCGACTATCTTTGATTTGTAGGTGATGATGTGGAAACGATCGAAATCAAACTAGATAAGCCTGTAGCTTCGCCACGTCCACGATTCAGACGCATGGGCAAGTACGTTCGAACGTATATGCCAAAGAGCTATGAAGACCATAAACAAGACATCCAGTGGCAATTACCAATGTTGATGATTGATAAGCCTATAAAACTTGAACTTGAGTTTTACTTTCCGCCATTAAAGTCATGGTCTAAAAAACAACAAGAAGCAATGGTAGGGCAATACAAAGGCAAAAAGCCCGACATTGATAACTTGATGAAAACGGTCCTAGATGCTGCGAATAAACACTTGTGGCAAGACGATGGTCAAATTGTAGAGATTAAAAGCTTTAAACGATTCTCGGATAATCCACGCATCGTATTAAAACTAGAAGTTATGGAGTGATGACATGAATTGGAAAGAAACGAATGTAAAAGTTCAAATGAATATCAAAGCAGAACTGGCAGTTCCTGTTACAACAAAGTCTACTTATGACTATGATGAAGAAGTAAATGAAGAGGTTGAACGTATTTTTTATAAGTTTGTCGAACAACCAGAACTTATGGAGTACGAAGACCTTAAGTTTTTAGATATTGATGACGTTGAAATAAAAGATATTGATTAGGAGTGAGAACATGGGAAAAACGATTAATTTACCAAAGAAAAAGGACAATAAAGGTCGCTTGTGCTATCTAACAACAGATGGCACAAAGCCTTACTACATCCCTATTGATGTATATAAGGATGCTATAAATGTAGGTATGAATCATAAAGAGATTAAACAAGCGTTTAAACAAGGGATTCGCAATCTCAAACGATCAATTAAATACAGAGAGAATCCAGAGGCATTTGAAGAAGACAAGGAGAAACAAAAGACATTAGACGTTAAACGAGATAGAAAAGATAAGCTCTCTCGTTTAGCAAGAATCACTCAACACCGTAACGTCTCTTCTGCCGAAATGGTAACAACGTACAAAATACGTGATGATTACTGGTTTGAAAATACGTTTAATCAAATGTTCGGAAAGTGGGGTCAGCGCCATGCAAACAAATGATATGCAACAACGTAAACGCAAACAGACGAACGATGTCCCTTGTCATTATCAAGGCACCGATGGAATTGATGTCATTGAGTTCTGTCGCCAACAATTTACGCACGAAGAATTAGTAGGTGCTTTGAAATTCAACATTATCAAATATGCTACTCGTTTAGGGCGTAAAGAAAATAATTTAGAAGACTTGAATAAGATTGGCGTTTATCAACGTAGATTGAAAGAGGTGCTAGCAGATGAGTAAGCAAGTGTATCTCGGTGGCGACATGTTATCGGTTGGACAACAAATGAGAAGAGAGTGGGAGAAAAAGGAGCTTGAGCGCTTAGGGTTTGATGTTTACGCACCTCAAGATGACAAGGATATTAATGATAAACAAATTGCGGATCAAAAAGGGTTAGCAGAACGTATCGTTAAGAATGACACGGAAGGTATGGAAGAAAGCGACATACTTATATTTGATTATCTACCTCATGCCCAAGGGACTATATGTGAATTAGGTTATGCACAGTATTTAAAACGACTTAAACCTAAAGACATCTACGTACAGTGTACAGATATTAGACAAGGCACAGGTCACGTCTCTAGTGAGCAAGATAGAGCAGAGTTTAGTATTAATCAGTATGTGTATGGTGTGATTTTAGATGTGACGAACGGTAGAGGCATACAGACTTTTGATGAGATTTGTAAAGAGTTGATTGATAATGCGTACTAAATATTTTAAAACCAAGCGATATTTAAAAGACAAGTATGGTAAAACAGTTGCTCATGTGCATGAGACTAGTAAAGGTTATAAAATATGTGGTCATTATAAAACAATGTTTAACAATGAAAAGTATCAATTCAATAATCAAGAGTTCGACCATTTTTGTTTAGAAAGAGGTTTAATTTTAGAAGAGTAACATTAATGGAGATTAAAACTAATAAACAAACTAATTTATATGACTTCGTAAAATATGTTCAAGAGAGTGATAAATGTTTATTAGCAACATAAAAACCCATCCGTCAAAGGATGGGAAGGGAGATTAATATTTATTTGTAAGTAATTTAATACCACGAATAATATTAATTATAAAGATTATTCCTGCGATTATTAACATTGCAATAGCAAAAATAATGAAAATAGTAAATAGTAATTCTTTGTTATCGAGCAGAGGTCTATTAAAAACATTATTAGAAAAAATAAATCCAGCTCTTGCTAAAAATATAAATACGTATATCCAAATATGATTAAAAAATGCTTTTTTACCATGTGTAGCAGCAGGTTTATCAGCTATTATCCAAACAAATAGAGGTAATATAATTGGTGCGAAAAAAACACTGAAATAACTAAAAGCTGATAAAATATTCGCGTTTGTATTGGATTGTTCCAATTTCATCACCTTCCTATAAGGAAATTAAAACATTATAAAAAATAGATCTCAATAAGTACTAGCGAATCTTACAAAATTGTAAGGCACAAATGGAGCGTGATATTAATGAACGGGGAAACTAAATTCCATGTCAGTGTGATGGATGCGAGATTAAAGAAAGTCAAAAAGCAACGTGATCAATTTAAAGAAGAGCGTGACAGTTTGATTCAAGATATAGTCGAACTTAGAAAGTATAAGCAAATGTATCAAGTTTTAGCAGAACATATCAAATTTAAGGCAGAGGCTAATCCGTCTGAATGGCGTTATATTAGCTTGGTACACTTTGTAGATGATTTGGGGGCGGAATATAGATGAATAACAATTTAAAAATAGAAGTAGAAAAGAGATTATATTTAATATTGAGTTATGATAAGAAAACATTAGGAATGTATACTGATGAACTTAAAACACTCACAAATTTATATAAAGAACTTAATAAAACAAACTATAAAAATATAACTTTAACTGATTTGATACCTAGTATATGTTTTATTTGTGTAACTAGCATTTTAATAACAGTCTTAATAAAGCTATTGTAAACGTGGTAGAGACGCTAATTATAGTTCCTAAAATCCATTTTAACCATGTATTCCGAGCTTTTAAATACACTTTTTTACCTTCGTTAGTGATAGATACAAAGCCACTATATTCTGTATAAAGTATAAATGAAGAGGAGATTTTATCTAGGTTAAAATCATTATCTACCTGAACCAACCACTCATTATTGATCATAAAATCAAAATCTTTATGATTAGCGGATAATTTAATTTTTTCATTCTTATTAGCCTTGTGAAGAATTCTAAACATCGAAATATTCAAGCGTAAAACCACCTAGATAAAGATAACTAAATTATAACAGAAAAGGAGAAAACTCAAATGACATATTCATTAAATCAATTAGTAAGTAAAGTAGAACAATGGAGTAAAGATAAAGGCTTAGACCAAGGTAATCCAGATAGACAAGCACTTAAATTTTACGAAGAATCGGGAGAAGCTGCTGCAGCATTATCAAGAAATGATATGGCGTCTTTAAAAGACGGTATAGGCGATACTGTAGTAACACTCATTATCTTAGCGCAACAACATGATATGAACTTACAAGATTGCTTACAGTATGCGTATGATGAAATAAAAGGGCGTCGTGGAAAAATGATTAACGGTACATTTATAAAAGAAAGTGATTTAGAAGATAACAACTTTCAATAAAGATATTCTAATTAGAATAAAGGATCTGTTAGGCAAATGACACAATATCTAATCAAAACGATCACACATGATACTGGAGAAGTATTTAAAGATGTTTTTAAAACTAGAGAGAATGAGACGTTTGAATTAGTAGAAGTAGAGAATGAAAGTGAGATGAAAAATATATATGAGTTTAATAAAAAGAACATTAAAAATGTTAGGAATGATAGTGACGTACGAATTAACTAAACATGTAGTCACAGATTTAATCGTACGTTTGCAATCTAACGATGATGTAGAGCGACCACCGAAAGACTTTACAGATAGCAATCAAGATGACTTAAACGAACTTTATAGATACATCATGGATAACGAAACGAAATATGATGTAGAAGATGGACTGTTTTAATGGAAGGTGTGTATAAGTTTGTGGATAATATTAACAATTGTGATGGCGCTTGTAGCATTATATACCTTGTTATCTAATATTAGAATGCGTAATGAACTTGATAGACATCATTATATATTTAATCGGTTGATTGCAGATAAAGATATACGTCATGCTATTGAAAAATATATTAATCAATGAAATATCGGAGGATTCGTATGAACTTAGGAAAAGAAGATATTCCAAAGCTTGAACAGTTTTTTCGAAAATATGATGAGTTGAAAGTTCAACTTGCATACAGGAGATATGAACTTTTATATCAACCCCAGGATACAAATATTGGTGGAGGAAAACCTAATCTTCCTAGCAGTCCGGTTGAAAATGAGGTTATCAAGTTGCATAAAGATGATAAGTATCGCAATCTACAAGCGACCATTAAAGCCGTAGAAGATGTCTATAACAAAGCCACATATGAACAAAAGGCAATCATTGAGTATAGATATTGGGGTAAAGATGAACTTATCTATGAATGGGAAGACATCGCTCATGAGTTAACTAAGCAACGTAAAGATGACAAAATTATTAGTAGATACGCGGTCATTAGAATACGTAACAATGTTATGCAAGAAACAGCTAAGCGTATTGGGTGGATAGATTTTTAACCGCACTTTTCGGTTTGTAGATGTGCGCCTTGTCAATAGCTTATTATGGTAGTATAGGCTTTTGCCTATAAGGGATTGATAGCACACATGTTAAAGCATACGCTATTAATCCTTGGCATACTTGATAGTCCCCTCATTGTAAGCCATATCAATTGATGGCTAGTGTTTAAGGTACACACTTATGAACCTAGCCAAAGGGTTAAGCTTACGATCGATAAGTTAACGTCTCTGAATGTGACAACATTATCGTTTCGTATTGAGTGATTCATTCTATGATTTCCTTTCTGTATTAATGACAACTTCTATTTCAGATTGATTGTTCAGTTTGATTTAGAAGTTGTTTGTTATTTCAAAAGAGATTATCAAGTTAAGAATTAATTAGAAGATTTGATTAGAAGAATTCAAATGATAAAAGTAAATAAAGTTTTATGATTGATTTGCAAATGTGAAAAGACAAAATGATTTTCTATTTTAGAATTTCGTTTTGTCTTTTTGTTTTTATCTTTTTAATTTTATTGTTTGAATTGTTTTCGATTTGAAAGAAGTTGAAACTGAAAATGAAATTCGAAACTAAAGTAAGATTAGGAAACAGAAAGTATAAGCAAAGCGAGTTGGAAGAGTATAGGAAAGCCAATACCAAAAGGTATAACCAAGAGGTTAGGTACAACAGGCACAACAGGGATTATACAGCGTTCTACCAAAGCACACAGTGGCGTAAGCTACGTAAACAAGTGTTATTACGTGATAACTACTTGTGTCAACAGTGCTTGGCTGATGGTGTTGTAAATGACAAAGATTTAATTGTTCACCATAAGGTTGAATTGAAACGGGATTGGTCGAAAAGACTGGATATGGATAATTTGGAGGTGGTGTGTTTTAGCTGCCACAATAAAATTCACAGCAAATAATTTTTTAAGAATTTATTTTTGAAAAATATTTTTGCGGGGCGAAGAAAAACCGGGTGGTTACTTTTTACACGATTTTAACGAGCCGGCCTTTTTTACGACCGAATTCCCAATAAATTTTATCCCAAAAACGTAATGGAGGTGATTATAATGGGCAGACCAAGCAAATTTAACATTGCGAAGAAAGGGCATCGTACTAAAGCAGAATTAGAAGAAGCGGCTAAACGTGAAAATAGCTTAAATGCGTATGATCCAATCGAATTAGCCGATATCCCCGACGATTTAGACGACATCGGACAGCAAGAGTGGTTAAGAATCGTACCTTTACTTGAACAACTACCGATTTCTAACCTAGATTTAACCCTAGTTAAGAACTACTGCCAACTTGTAGGCATTCAAACTAAAGCATATGAACAAATGCAAGAAGTAGGTACTTACGACCCTGACCGTAATGTGCGTTCAGGTCCATATATGGTTTATATGGATTGCCATAAAGAGCTTAAATCGGTTTGTAACAAACTAGGTTTAACGATTGATAGTCGTATGCGTCTAGTCGTACCGTCAGAGAGTGAACAAAAACAATCGGTATACGACCAGTTCGGAGTTGATGCCGATGACTAGCGTAAAAATACCTGATATGTATGAACAACTGCTTGATATACCAGAAAAATATAAAGATGATGCTTATAAATACTGCGTCATGGTTTTATCTGGCACATACGTCGCTTGTAAGGACACTGTGAACGCCTGTATACGCCATTTAAAAGACATTCAAAGGATTACATCAGATGAGACCTTCCCGTACGTCTATAAGCCTAAGAGAGCCAACAAAGTAATTAAGTTTATCGAGATATTACCCGACACCAAAGGTAAAGTTCATAAACTTGGGCTGTTCCAGAAATTCATCATTTCTATGGTGCGTGGTTGGTTTAATGAAAATGATTACTTGCGCTTTAGAAAGGCTTACATCTCAATGGCACGTAAACAGGGTAAATCGCTTATGGTTGCAGGTTTAGTGCTATACGCCTTTCTATTCGATAACGAGCCTACAGAAGGGCGTCAGATGTATTGTGCGGCGAATGACAAGAAACAAGCGAGCATCGTGTTTAACATGGTATCTAAACAATTGCAGTCATTTACCACACGAGTACCCGAAGTTAAGAAAGATGTGAAGAAAGTTCGTGAACAAATCAATAACTTAAAAGACGGGTCTTACATCATGCCATTATCCCGTGATACTGGCGGCGTTGATGGTTTCGAACCATTCATGGCTGTTATTGATGAGTATCATGCTGCAAAGACCGATGAGATGTTAGAGCTTATCGAATCTGGACAAGGGAACTTACTTCAATCACTTATCTTTATCATTTCAACAGCAGGTTTTAACTTAAATGCGCCTATGTATGTCGATGAGTTGCCGTACGCTCGTAAAATCTTACATGAAGAGTATAGAGACGACGAGTATCTAGCGATTATCTTTGAACAAGATTCAGAAGAGGAATGGCAAGATAAAAAGATGTGGGCGAAGTCTAATCCGTTAATAAACGAGTCGGATGACTTACGTGAACAGATTGAATCATTTCTTGAAAAACGTGTTAAGGAAGGTACAGAGAAAAGCTCGATGTTTAAAATCTTAGTTAAGAACTTTAACTACTGGTTGCAAGCATCAGAAGAGTCTTACCTTGACTTTAACGACTGGAAAAAGAATGAAACTGACTTTGATATTAACGGTACTAAAGTTTATATCGGTCTTGACTTATCACGAGCCGATGACTTAACTGCCGTATCATTCATCCATATGGACGAAGAGAACCAACAATACTACGTGGATAGTCATTCATTCGTTGGTACTAAAGGTGGTCTGCAGGCCAAGATAGAACGTGACTATATCGACTACCGTCAACTTGCTAATGACGGCTTTTGCACGATTACAGACTTATCAAGCGGTATTATTAACACAGATCAAGTGCTTGATTACATTGATGACTATGTTCAAAGCCACAATTTAGAAGTACAAGCAATCTGTTACGACCCTTATGCTATACATGGTGTTCTAGCAGAAATAGAACGTAGGGAATGGCACTTATATTATGACTTAATTGAAATAAGACAAGGACCGCAAACACTATCTAATCCAAACATGAGCTTTAGACTTAACGTAATCAATGGCGATATTAAACATGCTTACAATCCATTGCTAGATATAGCAATTAAGAATGCGGTCGCTAAAGATACAAACGACTCAATCATGATAGAAAAACGAATGAATCGTGAGAAGATAGATCCATTAATGAGTACAATTTTTGCTTATGTAGAAGCGTGTGAACACGAATGGAATGCAGATGTTAACATGCCACTGTTTATTTAAGGAGGTGTATAAAGTGAACAAAATACTATACGCCTTGTTGCTCGCTATCGTATTTATATTAGGGATTGCGAGTATTTTTTATGGCTTATTTATCTTCTGGAAGCCCGTTGCTTTCATCTTTATCGGTGTCGTATTGGTGGGTGTCGCTTATTTACTTAATCAACTCTATACCGATGACTCTTCGGCGGAAAGGAGGGATAAATAATGCCATTACTTGATTTAGGCTTTAACACAAAAGAACAACGAATGAACCGTGACCTAGAACGTATCTTGTATTGGCAAGAACATGGGATGCACGCAAGTTTTACAGGTATTAATGCATTGCGTAACAGTGACGTATTTACGGCAACACGTATCATCTCTGCTGATATTGCAAGTACACGTTTAAAAGTTAAAGGTCATGAATCGAACGTTGTTATGGATGATATTCTTAAATTGTTTAATGATAATCCAGACGGTCAGTTGCCTGGTTGGCACTTTAAGTTCATTATCATCGCTAATATGCTTTTGAACGGTCAGTCGTTTGTTGAAATTGTACGTGATAAAAATGGTTTCCCTACAAGTTTCTACTTCCTACATAATGATTTGGTAGGATTGGAAGAAGTGAACGGGGAAGTGATGTATAACGTCTCAGAAGACGCTCACGGCAACACAGAGCGTAAAACGGGCGACGATATACTACACTTCAGATACATCACGTTAGACGGATATACGGGCTACAGTCCGTTGTATGCGCTCATGCACGAGATTGGTATATCGCAAGGAAGTAAATCGTTCTTACGTAATTTCTTTGATAATGGTGGAACATCGACATCGGTACTCAAGTATAAAAAAGGTCAGATTAACGCTGAACAGTTGAAAGAGCTTAAAAAGAACTTCTCTGAAAGCCAGTTAGCGAATAACGGTGGTTTAGTTGCTTTAGATGACACGATGGAATTTTCAAGACTGCAAATTCCGACTGAAGTATTGAACTTCTTAAATAGTTACAAATTCAGTACATCTCAAGTTGCTAAAGCGTTTGGCTTACCTGTTTCTAAACTCGGAATTGAAACGGTCAATACATCAATCACACAAGCCAATTTAGAGTATCTACAAAGTACATTAGATCCTATCTTTAAGATGATGATTGCCGAGCTTGAGACGAAGATATTTAAAACAATTGGTAGCGATTATGAATTAGAGTTTGATTCATCACGTTTAATTGATATTGACCCTGAATTGCAACTCAATCGTATATCTGAATTGCACAGTAAAGGGATTATCTCAACAGATGAAGCACGTAGCACATTTGGTTACCAACCGATCGATAACGGTGACGAACCACTTGTCGACCTTAACCGTGCGCCATTGTCTGCGCTTAAAGATTATCAACAAGCTAAAATCAACAAACAAAATAGCGATATAGACGCCCTTAAAGGGGGTGATGAGAATGACTAACAGTAACGTTGACACTGGACAACAAGACATGGTCATTGAGGGATATGCCATATTATTTAACTCAATGAGTGATGATTTAGGTGGTTTTAAAGAAATTGTTTCGCCTGATGCGTTAGATGGCGTGGATGTGAGCGATGTGAAATGTTTAATTAATCACGACTTCAACTATGTCATTGGACGCACACAGGCGGAGACATTAGAACTCACAGTTGACGATAAAGGACTATACTTTAAGTGTCATTTACCTAATACAAGCTATGCACGTGACATCTACGAGAATATTAAAGCAGGTAACGTTAACCAGTGTAGTTTCTTCTACACACTGCCTAATGATGAATCGGCACGAACGTGGTCGAATGAAGATGGCGAATACGTGCAAACCATTCATCAAATCGACCAACTCATTGAAGTGAGTGTAGTAACTATCCCTGCATACAAGGACACATCAGTCGAAGTTGGTCAACGTGCCAAATCTTTAGAACGATTCAAAGAATTGGAAAGTCTGAAAATCTCATTGCATTTAGACAGCCTTCGTTTAGACACGTAAGGCTATTTTTATACCTAATTTTAGAAAAGGAGTGATTAAATGGCTGGGTTTAATGATTTGAAGAAAGAACTTCAAGACTTAATTAACCAAGCGCAAGACGCAGTTAATAAGGGCGACTTAGAGACTGCGCGCAAGCTCAAAGCAGACATCGATGAACAGAAAAAGTCTTTAGAAGAACTAGAGTCACTTTCTAAAGAAATCGATGAGATTGCACCAAATCAAAATGAGGAGGAATCAGACGTGGCTGAAGATAAACCAGAAAAACCAACATCTGAAGACACAACTGAATCTGAATCAGACGTAAAGGATGCTCCTAAACAGGAGCAACCTAAAGAAGTCAAAGAGGAAGAAGAAAAAGACTCTGACGACGCTTCTGAAAGTGAATCTGATGAAGACAAATCAATCGAAAAGGTTGAAGAGCCTACAGAAGAAGAACTTGAAGAAGAGAAGAAAAAGAAAGAAAAACAAGGAGGAAAACGCATGGCAAAATTACAAAAGAACCCAGAGCAAGACCTTAAAATTCAAGGTTTTGAAGAGTACATGAAATCAAAAGGAGCTAAACGTGATAACGTTAAATCAGATGACGTTGGTGTAACAATTCCAGAGGAAATTAAATACATTCCTGAAAAGGAAGTAAAAACGGTACAAGATTTATCTGAACTTGTTACAAAAACTTCTGTATCAACTGCAAGTGGTAAATATCCAATCTTAAAACGTGCGGACGACAAATTCCACACTGTTGAAAAGTTAGAGAAAAACCCAGAACTCGCTAAACCAAAATTCGAAACGGTTGCATGGGAAGTAGCGACTTATCGTGGTGCTATCCCAATTTCTCAAGAGGCACTCGATGACTCAATCGCTAACTTAACTCAAATCGTTCAAGATAATATCCAAGAACAAAAAGTGAATACTCTCAACGAAAAAATTGGAGACGTATTAAAACAATTCAATCCTACTACTGTTTCTGATGTTGATGACTTAAAAGCAATCACTAACGTTCAATTAGATCCTGGATACAACCGTCGTATTGTTTGTACTCAAAGCTTCTATCAAAAACTAGACACACTTAAAGATGGCAATGGACGTTACTTACTACAAGACAGCATTATCAACACTGCTGGCAACACTGTATTAGGTATGAACGTAACAGTAGTACGTGATGACTTATTAGGTAAAAACGGCGATGCAGTTGCCTTTGTTGGTGACTTAGAACGTGCCGTATTATTCGCAGACCGCACAGACATTTCAGTTCAATGGATTGACAACGACATTTACGGTAAATACCTTATGGGCGCATTCCGTTTCGACGTTAAACAAGCCGACGCTAACGCAGGCTATTTCGTAACATTCGAAGACGATGCGGCTACTGAAACGCCCTAACACGCCCCAAAATGTCGTAGTTAATGCAAACGCTAAGTCTGTATCTATTACGGCAGAATAGGGGGGATTAGTTGTTTGATATTAACGACAAAGATTCTGTTAAGAAAGCGATACGTGTAGACCATGACTTTGATGATGATTTAATCATGAACGTCTATGTACCCAGTGCGATCAATGAAGTCAAGGCTGCCGTATCGCTTGCAGATGAAGACCAAGCATTTTTCGAAGATAACGCATTGTTTAATTTAGCAGTATTAAATATTGTCGCGCACCACAACGATAATCGTTCAATCACGAGTAATGAACAATCATATGACGTACCCGCCTCATCTATGTCACTTATTCAAACGTTAAGAACAGATTTAGTTAAATGGAAACGGAGACGATTACTTGAATTTGAATAGTTTAGATTATCGTATTAGTTTCTACACAGATTTAGATGAGGGACCAGAAGCGGGCATGGGCGAGTTGCAAAACGTCTACAGTTGCTTTGCAGATATGTATGAGCCAACACAAAAAGACGTACAACTTAACAATTTAGAAGTGAGTAAACGCTCCGTCACATTAAATATTAGAGATGCACAACCTCAATTTGTACCGACTGTGAACCAAATATTTGAAGTTCATAACGGTATGTATGCAGGGTTGTTTTTTAATATCAAAAATGTGTCGCCTGCGAAAACAAAAGGTTACGTCAAAGTTGTAGGTGAAGAACAATGACGGTAACGGTTAAAGGTGATAAAGAAATAATTGCTTATTTAGAAAAGAAATACGGTAAATCTGCCACGAAACGCATAACAGACCTTGCACTAACTAAAGGTGGACAAAAAGTTGTTCAGATAATAAAAAACAACATGAAGTCGTTTAAAGATACCGGTGAATCTGTCGAAGAAACGACAGTATCAAAACCTATGACGATAAATGGTGTACGCACAGTGAAAATCCATTGGCGTGGCCCTAAGCAACGTTATAGAATTATTCACTTAAATGAATACGGACATTATGACCGTTCAGGCAAATGGGTTAATACACGAGGCAAAGGCGTTATTGAAAACGCGATGCGTGAAGGCAGAGAAACGTATTTCAGAACAGTTAAAGAAGAAATGAGAAAGAGGGTGTAACTTATTGGATGACATCACAATGAAGATATATGAAGCGATTATAGATAACGAAGAAATCATGAGCCACGTTCCTAAGAACAATATAAAGTTCTTCGATTATCCCAACGCACAAGAAATCAAAGATGTAGTGATTGTCATAGATCCATTAGATACACCTAAACCTTCTGACTATGGCGATAACGATAATCTTACCTACGAATACTTTTATCAAATAGATGTATTTGTAAAACAAAAGCAAGGCGTAAACGGACGAGTCCTATCAGATAGGCTCGTTTTTTTATTGCAAAGAATGATGTGGGAAGTATTGGGATTTGGCGAAGCATCTTCCATGAAACCCGAATATATCAAGGAATTCAATATCTACCGACAAGCTAAACGGTTTGAAGGTAAACAATATTTTAATTTATAGGAGTGTTTTAATATGGCAGAGAAAAGCTACCGTTCATTTACAGGTTTAACAGAGTTTTATTACAAAGTACATGGCGAAGATGTACAAGCTGTTACAGACCCAGAACGTATTAAATATTTACAAGAAATTTCAGTATCTAAGGACCAAGACATTGAAAAAGCATACGGTGATAACCAAGTAGCAGAAATGGCTGTTGCTAACGGTACTATCGAAGTAGAAGCTGGTTTCCACAAACTACCATTAGAGGACAGAGTGGCGTTATTTGGCTTAGAAAAATCAGAAGATGGCATTGTATCAGTTGGTAACGATACGCCTCCATATGTAGCTGTTATGTTCGCTAAAACTATGGAAGATGGTTCACGTGAATACGTTGGACTACCTAAAGGATTATTCACATTCCCTGAATTAGAAGGTAATACAAAAGAAGATGGTGTAGAATTCAGTTCTGACTCTACTACTGCAGAATTCATGCAAGCACCAGTTAAAGGCTTTGAAGAAGAAAAAGCTATGTTATTAGGTCACGATGCTAAAGGCACATCTGTTATGAAGGATGCTATTTGGTCTGCAATCTTTGATGGTAAAGCAGAAGATGATTCAGAAAATACTTCTGACGATAATGCAGAAGAAACAGAAACACCCTAACAATCCCCAAAATGTTGAAGTAGAAACAGATGATTCATCTGCGGCTATTTCAGCAGAATAGGGGCAAAATTAAACGAGGTGAATACGAATGACAGAAACACTTAATGTGTACAAAGGTGATGAGCTTGTCAAAAGCGCAGAGTACACAGATGGACAAGCAACAGTCACTATCGATGGCTTAAATGCTAATACTAGTTATAAAGCAGGTACTTATACTGTTACTCGTAAAAACGAAAACGGTGAATCTGAAAAAGTGAAAGTGCCTGGTTTTAAAACGAAACCTATCGCAGTAAGTGGCGTGACAGTCGAACCAACAACAATGTCACTTAATGTTGGCGAAGAAGGTGTATTAAAAGCAACAGTAACGCCGTCTACGGCTACAAATAAATCTATTAGTTTAGCTTCATCAAACGAAGATGTAGCAACCGTAAATCAAAATGGACACGTTACTGGCGTAGCACCTGGACAAGCTAACATTACTGTCACTACTGAAGATGGTAATAAAAAAGCAACAACTAAAGTAACGGTTAATCAACCACAAAGTGATTCAGACGAATCACAAGAATAATTCTACTTGAGGGCTATATGCCCTCTTTTTATTTGCAAATAAAAACCAAAATTAAAGGAGCAATTAAATATGGCTAAACGTAACTTTATTAAATTAGTACAAGTAGACAAAAAAGGTAACGCAGTAACTGATACAGAAGGCAACGCAAAATACGATACATTCATTACTCCAACTCAAATTCCATTCCGTAAAATCTATGATGCTGCGGATTTAATGGATGGCGCATCAGATGAAAATACTTCCGCACAAGAAAACATTGACCAAATGTTAGACATGGTCGTAGACATTTACAATAACCAATTCACTAAAGATGACTTACTAGACAGATTACATGCACCTGATGCAGTAGAAGAATTACAAGGACAAATCGAATTTATCGCGCAAGGACAAATGGACGAAGAAAGAAAAAAGGAACTAGCGCGAATCATCTAAAATCTGTTTCATACAAGGAACACAAAGAAAACATGAAGAAACTCATGCTGCAAATGATGAAAGAAGGTGGGAAGGATATTAACGATATTTTAGACATGCCTTTTGCTTTCTTCATGGAGTTAGTTGACGAAAGCAATCAGAAAAACGTCAAGAAGACTAACAGTATGATCGACGCATTTATGTAATACATCTTACAAGCAAGGAGGTGGAGTGATGGCAGAAAGAATAAAAGGGTTGCAGATTGACCTTTCCATGCGTGACATGGGAGTTAGTAAAACGCTAGCTGCCATTAAGCGTGAGTTTAGGGCTTTGAACTCTAGTTTGAAATTATCTAGCAATAACTTTAAATATGGTGAAAAGAGTGCGTCTTCTTATAAAGAAAGAATGAATGATCTCGACAGAGCTATTAAAGTTGGTACATCAAATTTAGATGAACTAGAAAAGCAATATAAAGAAGTAGCACAATCACAAGGCGCAAACAGTGCTAAAGCTGTTAGATTGCAAACAGAGTATAACAAACAAGCTAACGCTATAAATGCTATGAAAGACGAATATGGTCGTTTAAATAAGTATTATAAAGAAAACTTTTCTATGGCTGGTCGGCTAAGCAATTCGTTTAGAAGTATAGGAAGTAGCATGCAAGGTGTAGGGCAAAAAGCACAAGATGTAGGCAGTTCACTGTCAAGTAAAATTACTAAACCAGCATTAGCTGCTGGAACTGCTATGGCTGGTATTACAGCTAAACTAGGTTTTGATAGACTTGTCGGCTTAGATAGCGCTAAAGCTAAACTCGAAGGACTAGGTTATTCAACTAAAGAAGTTGGTTCGATTACCGACCAAGTAGCGAAAGCTATCGAAGGCGGCATGACTACAATGGCAGAAGGTACTGACATCGCAGCTGGTGCATTGGCAGCAGGTGTAAAAGAAGGCAAAGACTTACAACATTATATCAAATTAGTCGGTGATGCTGCAGTTGGTGCTAACAGACCAGTTGGAGATATGGCAATGATTTTCAACCGTGTTCAAGGTCAAGGGAAACTCATGACAGAAGAGTTGAATATGATTGAAGAAGGTATGCCAGGATTTGCAATGGCTATGTCTAAACACTTAGGCGTATCACAAGAAGAATTCAGAAAAATGGTTACAGAAGGTAAAGTAACATCTGAAGATTTCATGACTGTTATGGATGACTTTGCTGGTGGCATGGCCAAATCGTATGCTAAATCGTGGAAAGGTATGGTTCAAAACACAAAAGCTTATATAGGTATATTAGGTGAAAACCTATTAAGTGGTGTGTTCGAACAGTCTAAAGACGGTTTGAGAGAATTTGAGAAATTACTCCAATCACCCTCAGCTCAAAAATGGGCTAAAGATACTGGCGAGCAATTAGGCAACGCCTTTTCTAAAATAGCTGGTGGTATACAGTCAATCATAAAATGGTGGCAAAGTTTAGACGGTTCCACTCAAAAGACACTAGGCGGAATGGTAAAATGGCTAGGTATCACATTGGTAACGATGGGTCCAGTTTTAACTATATTCGGTAAGTTTGCAAGGACTATTGGTGGCATGTTTAGTGGAATGTCTAGTTTAATACAATTCTTCATTAGACATAATGGTGCGGCTAAAGTGTCTGCTGCATCACAGGCTATATGGAATGGCGTTACCGCCACTGCTCGTGGCATAGCAAATGGTTACAGATATGCGGTAGCTGCATTAACTACGTCTCAAACAATACAAGCGATTAAATCCAAAATTGCAGCGGCGGCTATGACTGTCTGGACTGGTGTAACTAAAGCGGCAGCATTAGCAACTAAAGGTTTAGGACTAGCAATCAGATTTATGACAGGACCGGTTGGAATAGTTATCACTGTAATCACTGCACTGGTAGGAGTTATTGTTTACCTTTGGAAAACAAACAGTACATTCAGAAATGCGGTTATCGGTATTTGGAATTCAATTAAAAATGCTGCGATAGCCATATTCGGATTTTTGAAAAATTATATTGTTGGTATTTGGACTGCTGTAAAAGTATCTACGATAATCATATGGAATGGTATTAAAACAAGCGCTGCAATCATATGGAACGCTATTAAATTTGCTGTACAGCACCCTATACAAGCGTTGAAAAATGTCTTATCAGCTTTATGGAACGGCATGAAGAATGCAGCTATTAAAATATGGGCGTTACTTAAAAATGGCGTTTTAGCAATAATTAGGGCTTATGTAGCGCAAGTCAGATCTAATTTCAATTTAGTGAAAAGAATTGTATTAACTATATTCAACGCTATTAAGTCATTCTCTATCAAAGTTTGGAATGCAATTAAAAACGGTATACTCAACATTGTCAGAGGGTTAAGAAATGGCATTGCTAAAATATTCAAAGGAATAAAAAATACCGTAACCACTATATTTAACGCTGTTAAGAATTTCTCTTTCAAAGTTTGGAATGCAATTAAAAACGGTGTTATAAAGCGAGCTAAAGGACTTTGGAATGGAGTTAAAGCTGCGTTCAACGCGCTTAAAAAAGGTACAACTGCGATATTCAATGCGGTTAAAAACTTTGCACTGAAAGTATGGACCAACATTAAAAACGGCGTCGTAAAACGAGCTAAAGCTTTATGGTCCGGCGTTAAAAATGCATGGAACAACCTTAAAAAAGGCACTACTAAAACATTCAAAGCAGTAGGTAGTTTCATGAGTTCTAAGTGGTCGAGCATCAAATCTGACACAGTGAAAAAAGCTAAAGGCACGTGGTCTGGTGTCAAAGGCGCTTGGGGTTCTTTGTCTAAAGGAACACACAAAACGATGAATTCCGTCGGCAGTTTCATGTCTAAAAAGTGGCGAGGCATCAAGAATAGTACAGTAAATTTAGTTACTGGAATGAAGAATAAAATAACTGGCGTCATGGACAAAATGGGTAACGTTATCAAATCAGTTACAGGAAAAATCAAAGGTTTCTTTAAAGGCATGATCAGCGGAGTAGGAAAAGGATTAAACGGATTAATCAAAGGTGTAAACTGGGTTGGTAAAAAACTCGGTATGGATGCCTTACCTAAAGTCAAATTACACACTGGTACAGAGTCCACTCACACACAAAATATAGTGACAAATGGTAAAGTAAACCGTGATACATTCGCCACTGTAGGAGATAAAGGACGAGGCAATGGTCCAGGTGGCTTCAGACATGAAGCTATTAAATATCCTAACGGTAAAATGGCGCTCACACCTAACAGAGATACAACAGCATTTTTACCTAAAGGCTCATCAGTTATGAATGGTGCTCAAACTCATTCAATGTTAAATAGCTTACCTAAATTCTCTACTGGTACTAATCCATTAGGTAATGGAAACAAAAAACCTAAGAAAAAGAAAAAAGGCGATAATGTATTCGGCGACGCTTGGGACGCAACTAAAGCTGGAGCTGCTAAAGTAGTAGACGGTGGTAAAGCGGTTGTTAGTAAAACACTTGAAGCTGCTGCCAAAGGTAAAAAATGGTTAGACGATAAAGTCGGCGACGTTATGGATTGGATTGAGAAACCGGGTAAATTACTTGACAAAGTCCTAGAAGGCTTTGGAATTAGTTTAGATAGCTTTGGTATTTCTAAAGGTGCTAAATTACCTTTTGATATGATGAAAGGTATGTTTGGCAAACTTAAAAAAGCTGCTATAGATACATTCAAAAACTGGATGGAAGAACAAGGTGGCGACGGTGACGGCGGTTACATCGACCTTTCTAAAGGTATAAACTTCGGTTTCGCTAGAACTGCTGCAGAAGCAGCTAAAGCTGGTTACCCATTCCCTAGACCTCACCATGGTTTAGATATTAACTATAAATACGATAAAGTTTATTCAACACTATCAGGCACTGCAACAGGTAGCTCAGGCTGGAACGGTGGTTTCGGTCAGAATATGTGGATTAGAGCTAAAAACGGAGTTGAAGCTATTTACGGACACCTTCACAAGTTAGCCTTTCATGGTAAAAAACGTGTTAAACCGGGTACTTACTTAGGTATTTCCGGTGGGGATCCCGGACGTGACGGACAAAACGCCGGAAGTTCTACTGGACCGCACTTACACTATGAAATGCGCTGGAACGGCGTCCCTAAAGATCCAACAAACTGGTTGAAGAAACATAATGGTGGCGGTAAATCTGGAGGCTCAAAAGCCGCAAGTAAATGGCGCCCTGAAATTATCAAAGCTTTAAAAGCTAATGGATTACCAACAAACAGTAGATATGTTAATGCTTGGATAAGACAAGTTCAAACAGAGTCTGGTGGTAATGCCGGAGCTGTTCAAGGAAGCATCGGAGATATAAACAACAAAACAGGAAACCTTGCAAGAGGTTTATTACAAGTTATTCCACCAACGTTTGCTGCAAACAAATTACCAGGTCATGGTAATATCATGAATGGTTTAGATAATGCTATGGCAGCAATGAATTACGCTAAAAAACGTTATGGTAAATCGGGAATGTTACAAGTTATCGGACATGGTCACGGTTACGCCACTGGTGGATTAATCAATTCATCCGGTTTATATAATTTAGCTGAAGATGGTCATCCAGAGTTTGTAATACCTACAGACCCAAGTAGACAATCTGACGCTATGAAATTGCTCGCTATCGCATCACAAAGAATAGAAGGTAATAAGAAAAATAAACGCCCTAATCAAATGCGCACACCTTCTACTAGTAACAATAACGACAACGAAATGATTAATTTCATGGCTAGACAGTTAGAAGCTACGCAAAGACAAGTTGAATTGCTAACACAACTTGTAGCTAGTAACCAACGTTTGGAAAAGAAACCTACAGGAGTAAGCGAACAAGATATAAGCAAAGCACAAGGTAAACGTGCAGAAATGATGGCGTACAACTTAGGAGGTGCTTACTAATATTGAAAAAAGAGGTTAAGTTATTTAACGACAATGTAAGCCAAACTATTACTGATATACCTAACTTGAGTTTTTTAGACTTTGAAGAAGAAGGCGTAGAAGCTCAAACTAACTCACTAGAAATTAAAGGCACAGATGGTGTGCTATTAGGACCGACGACGTTCGGTCCTTTTAATTTAATTTTAAACTTTTCATTCAAAGGCGAAGACACACGAGATTTAAGATTGTTGAAACAGAAACTTAGAACATTGCTATTCAGACGAGAGCCTTATTATATCTGGCATTCAGATATGCCGGGCAAAAAATACGCAGTATATTGTGAAAGCAATGAAAATGAAGATTTAACTAATTCGTTTGCTACATTCAAAGTTACTTTTGTTGTTTACAAAGGTTATTCAGAATCAATAGATGATACAAGTCAATTCAGTTTAAATAATGGGCGTTGGCAATTCGAGTCTGGTGTTTTAGCAACATCTGACGTTCATTACTCACACGATCATACAGCTTTCAGGATTTATAATGGTTCAAGCGACACAATCAATCCGGTTATGCGCCATAATTTCAAACTTATTATCCATGCGACAGCGCCCAAAGGTTTGAAGATAACCAATGAAACCACTGGCGATGTTTTCGAATATAAAGAATCCTTGAATTATGCCAATGAGTTAGTAATTAACGGCGTACACCCATTTTTAGATAGAAAACAACGTGTCGGAAAATATACAAACTTCGAATGGATAACTTTAGCACCAGGATATAATCAGATTGTTATAACAGGTGAGCATCTCAAAAAGGTTCAGACCGAATGGATATTTAACTTTATATATAGGTAGGTGAACATATTGAAAGACTTAGTTTTAAAAAATAAAAAGAATACGTTTGCCGAAATATTAGTGGATTATGACTATGGTTCTTTTAAATATGAGTATGAACGTAATAATGAACGTTCGATTTCACTTACTGCATATAAAACAACAAGAAACGAGGATATATTCGACAACTTATTGAATGAAGCAATATTAGAATGGAAAGGTCAAGAGTATGTTATTAAGTCAACATCTATACAATATAATGGAGTTAACATCATTAACGAGATAGAGGCTAAACATATTTTTATGGAGTTCCAAGACCATTATGTCCCTAAAAAACTAACAGAGGCTGACATAGACACAAGTGATGAAAATGATAAAACGTTAGAAAATAAAGATAAACCGACAACAGGCGGCGGGGTCATCGTTAAAGGCAACAGCGTTTCAGATCAACTATGGAATTATTTCATCAAAAAAGGATTAACGCCTTATCAAGTAGCAGGTATGTTAGGCAACGCAGAGGCAGAATCCAGTATGAATCCGGCTGCTGAGCAAGTCGTAGGGAATTCAAACTTAGGTGGTAAAGGGTTATTTCAATGGGACGACCGTAAATTCAACTTATACCAATATGCTAATCAACAAGGCAAATCATGGACTGACGCACAACTGCAATTTGATTTCACATGGCGGGAACTGCAAACAACCGAAAGTTACGCTTATAAAATGTTGAAATCATCTAAAAATGTTACAGAGGCAGCGCTTAATTTCCATAGACACTTTGAACGCAGCGCAGATACACCAACGATGGAACAAAGACGCGTGACATATGCCCAAGAATATTTAAATAAATACAGTGCAAACGGCGGTGGTTCTGTTGAGTTCGACGGTAGTTGGATTGACTTATCAAAAGGAATCAATTTCCCGTTCGACCCTAAAGGTACTAACCCTTATTATCCTTTCGGTGGCAAACACTTTGGTATAGATGTCAATTATATATATGAACCGTTATATTCTACTATAAGAGGTAAAGCAACTGCGATTCCGGATGATGGTAGTGGCTTTGGTAATCATGTGTGGATTAATAACGGCAAGGGTTTGGAAGTTATTTATGGACATATGAATTCATTAGCATGGACAGGAACAAAGAACGTCGTGCCCGGTGACTATATCGGTGAATCAGGGAACACCGGACGTTCAAGTGGTCCTCATTTACATTATGAGATGCGTCAAAATGGCGTGGCATTCGACCCACAACCGTGGTTAGAAAGCAACGCACATAACATCAAAGATGATGAAGCGAGTGAAGGGCCGGACACAAGCGCACCGAGTGAAGAAGTGGACGATGAAGGTGAAGAGATAACAACGTACTCATTATATGAGTATCTGAAATATGGCTTCCAAGATAACAAAATAGGCTTCGACTTCAGAATTATCGGTGACTTTGACAAACGTATACCTATCAAAGAGTTAGGCGATAAAAACGGCATGGAATACCTAATAGATGGCGTTGATATGTATGATTATATCTATTTCGCAGATAATAAGATGATTTATATTTATGACGAAGCAAGTTATTACAAGCAAGCCGATGAACCTATCATCTATAAATACAACAACGACAAAATCAATGTAACAACAAAAACAACAGAATTAAAAACATATATTCGAGGTTATGGCAAGAAAAAAACCAAAGCTGAAACTAAAAACTACAATCCTATCAAACCTAAAAACCTTGATTATAGTGGTAAGTTCACTAAAGACGGAACATGGTACACCGAAGAAGTCGGCGCTTCATTCAGCAAGAAATTCAAATGCAAATGGGGAAAAGAAACGCTTGAGTGGTCACTTAAAAAGATGTCTAAAGGCGGTATCATGACAATTTATGTTGATGACAAAGTGGTTGGCGATTATAAATGTTACAGTAAAAATTCTGAAACTGAAAAAATTATTATTGCCTCTAATTTAGAAAAAGGTGAACATACATTCAAAGCGGTATTCAAAAGTGGTATCAAAGGAGTGGACTACAAAAAGTCTAATCCAAGAATGTATGTGGGGACTGAAAAATCAACAGTCTTAAACCTCACAGCTAAAATGGAAGGCGACGATATATATCACACATTCGCAGAATATAAATCACCGAACTACGATGATTTCGGGCATAAAGAAGCCAAAACTTTATTTGATGACAAAATAACTGATAAAAAAGAACTTAAAAACAAACTTCAAGAGTCGTTGAACGATGAACCAGTTGTAGAGGTTTCAACCAACTATTTAGGTTTCACTGACTATGAAGAAAATAGCAAAGTGCGATTTGTCCATAAACCATTGAATTTCAATACTGATTTAAAAGTAATCAAGATGACTGTTCCACACCCGTTTGTTAACGAAAACGTAGAAATTGAGTTCACTAATTCATCTAGCGACTTTATTAAAATGCAACAACAAATTACACGTAATATCAAGCGTATGAATAGATTAAACAGTAGCACGCCTAAAGATCCAACACCAACAATTACGAGAGTGGCTTCGGATTCAATTGGCAGTGTGCTTATAGATGAGGAGTGATAACGATTGGAAATCAAGTATCCTTTAGATGAAAACCAAGAACAATATTTTGCAGCAACTCATAAAGACGCTGTACAAGGTATCGACTTGGATGGCTTAGAAAACAGCGTTGCCGAACTTCAAAACGATAATAACAAGATTAATTCCAATATCGATGAATTAATGGAATTTAAAGACACCATTATCGGAGACACAGGTTGGGTTGATATTGGAATATTACCTTCTATCGATAAAAATAGCAGATTTGGAAGCGATGGTTTCAGCTGTGCCATTCGAGAAATGAGGGTAGGCAATATACGAATGAAATCGATAAGGCTAAACCTTTCTAAAGCGCCTCACAATGTTCAAATAGCACAGTTGCCGATTGGTTTTATTACTAAAAATCAATACTTTAATGCGGCTACTAACGGTAATGTTCATCCAATTAGAATAGCAATGGAAACAGACGGTAAAGTTAAAACTTATATCAACAAAGATAACCAAGACCGTAACGACTTATGGATATACCAACAATTTACATGGATAGAATAAGAAAGGGTGATTGAATGTATTATACTAATTTGCCTATTGAGATAGGCCGGGAATATAGACAAAAGTCAGTCCATAACTTCAAATGGCTGCTTGATAAAGTCAACGCTATTGATGAAACAATTGACAAACACAAGAATTCATCACGTTATGCACACGATGCTAAAAATTTATTATTCAAGAATGGCAGCGTGCATGTTGAATTGAATTACTTACGCAACCTAATTATTAACTTAGTATTAGGTCATAACGGCGATGGAATACAAGAATTAAGAGATTCCAGAACCGCAATTGACGGTACGAACTTCCCTCTCTTATCAGACAGACTTAAATACGACTTGCAAGTAATTGACCGCCGTATTGATAATGAAGTCGATAAGATTATGGAAACATTCAGCTACTATATTAATATTAAATCTGTCGGAGCTATCGGCGATGGCAAGACGGATAATACGGACTTGTTTAGCAAATTCAAAGCTAAGCAAGTCTATTTTGTTCCGGACGGGACTTATTTAACACGTGAATTTCCGGAAGGACTATTCTTTGGTTACGGTGAATTGAAAGTTAAAAATGAAATCGTTCCATTGGATAACAAAACGGCTCAACCTGTTAACGTCGATTACAATACTAAGAACAAAGAACGCTATTACAGTTGGGTAGCTGGTCAACAAGCTGGACGTAATCAAACTAAAGAAAGTTATTCTAATACTGGTGTCGGATATGCGGTGTTTAGAGACAATACCAAAGGTCGAAGATTAACCGCATTCGGTAAAGGTGCAATGTCTAACATGGTAGAAAGCTATTCTAATGACGCTTTCGGTTCAGACGCATTAGGTCAAGGTAAATTCGGACAACGTAATACGGCCGTCGGTGCTAATGCTTTGAAGTGGGGAGGAGTAAATAACGCGATTGAAACATTGCACGACTTCTGGAAAGACAAAGGGAACAAAAACTTTGTAAATAGCTATTTCTTACCTAAATGGTCGGATGTTTGGCAATATTTAGGAACTGAATACCACCCTAACACTGATTTATACAGTTATAGTGATAGCGACTATATTAATAACGTAGGTGTAGGACGTAATGCTTTAGTTCATATGATGAAAGGTGTTGGAAACGTAGCAGTCGGTTACAACTCACAATCACATACTGTTAAAGGTAGTGAAAATACATCTATCGGTAACCGTTCATTACGTGACAACCTGTTAGGCTATCGTAATACGGCGCTAGGCTCATATGCTTCGGTCAACAACCTTACAGGCCAAGACAATGTAGCTATTGGTGCTAACAACTTGCAACAGACATTACACGCTAGCAACAATACGGCAGTCGGATACGGTGCTATGCACTTTTTTAAAGATGATAAAAACAAAAATACCGATAACACATACACTTATGGTTACCGTAATACTGCAGTCGGCACACAAGCTATGCAAGACGGTAAAAATTCAAGTTATTCCGTTATGGTAGGTAGTTATGCCGGTCGATTTGTCGAGGGTAATCATAATATCGGTGTTGGATCATCATCATTACCAGCCGTTACATCAGGACAGGAAAACGTAGGCGTAGGCTCAAATGCTTTGCGTGAAATCATCAAAGGTAAAAACAATACTGCACTGGGATATACTTCGGGTCCTGTCGGTGATTACAACAATACGACGAGTCTTGGTTCAAATGCACATGCACATGGCGATAATCAAGTACAACTCGGTTCGTCAGACTCTACTGTTTACGCACACAAAGAAATTCAACAACGTTCAGACAGACGTGACAAAAACAGTATCAGAGAAACATATTTAGGCTTAGACTTCATCAACAATTTGAAGCCTGTCGATTACAAATATAATAACAGTAATTCCGACCGTTACCACCACGGCTTTATTGCCCAAGATTTAGAGGCACTGACTGAAAAAGGTTATGACTTCGGCGGTATCGACAATCCTAAATATACAGGTGGCGAAGATGTTTACAGTGTTGGATATACCGAAATCATCGCACCGCTTGTGAAGTCGGTTCAAGAATTATCCGAAGAAAACAAAGCATTGCGAAGCAGAATTGAAAAGTTGGAGGGGGCTAACTGATGGAATTAAACAAAATAGCAAAGTATCAAGCTAAAAACGAACCCTATTTGAAGCCGATTTCCGATTTAGGAATTGGCTTTTATAATTTGGACGAGAACACCGCTACATTGCAATTTCAAATTTATAACAACAACGGTCCTTTGCTTATCAGTAATGAAAATGTTGAAGTGCATGGTTATTTTAAATCTAGCAATGGCAGCGTATCGACAGTGGATAAATTGAATGTGGTCGATGGTATGAATGGCATTGCGCAAATTACTTTAGATAAAGATTTCCTGCAAGCAAGTACATCAACACAAGTCACTGGTCAAATTTATGTAGCAGTCAATAACGTCACAGATAATCCAAATAACAATCAAACTGCAGTGTTAGGTGAGTTTACTTTTCAAGTTGCAGATGCTTTGATTAATAAAGTTTCATCATTCACTAAAGTTGAATACATTCGAATGTTCGACCAACTACGTGAGGAAATTAAGCAACGCACAAAAGAAATGGAAGAAGATATAGGGGACATCAAAACACTTGTCAGCGAAGTGGAAAACGCGGTGGCTGACGGTAAAGCAGATATTACTAAAATTAAGGACGACTCAGTCAGTGAATTGGAAGAAATCGCAAATACAACAAACACATCTGTTCGGCAACAAGCAAGCCAAGCCATATCGGAAATACAGTCGATCGTTAACGAGTATTCAACTAAATTAAATGATGAAACACAAGAGAAGATAAACGAAGTTAATGAAGCAAGTGACAAAGTTTTAGAAAGCATTAAGCAAAACAACGTGGTTACGACGGAAGAAACGGAGAATTGGCAGAAGTATAAACTCACCGAAGATGACGGGACTATAAAATATTATTCAAAAGGGACTATAGAAGATGTAACACAACTCCCTGCAGGGTTATATGAAACGGTTTCAGATGATGATGCAACAGACCAAGGAATTCCATTAGATAACAGTTATGTACAAATTAAAGTATGGGAGGCAGGAAGAGGACGCAAAGAAATAGAACTTACTTCTACTTTCAATTCTGAAAAATATTTCAGATTGATTCACACAGACGGCACTAAAGACTCTGGGTGGCAGAAAATAGGTAACAACCAAAGCGACACTGGTTGGCTACCTCTTAGACTCAAAAATGGATATAAAAAATCATCAACACCTGACTTTGAACCTTCTTACCGAGTTATTGATAATGGCGATTTCAAACAAGTATATGTCCGTTTAGGTGTCGAAAATCTTGCAAACGAAAAAAATGTAGTAGCTACAATCCCATCTGAATTTGTACCTAACAAGATATATTCGTTAGGCGTATCAACCACATATAAGACACCGCCTAAGGTTATTATTTCTGGTGGGGATATAGAATTTCATCCTTATAATGGTGATAGTTATAATAGTACAGATTACATTATCTACCAAGACAATTGGATTATATAAGGAGGGGAATAAATGTTTAAACAGATTTTTGACAAAACAAACGGTGCACCTAAGCTTATTCAGTCAGTAGTAGATGAAGAAACAGGCGTCGAACGTTTTGTTTACGACGAAGATAAATACACCGAAGAAATGCCACCTAGCGAACTATACGATCCAATTTCTTATAAAAATGGAAAATGGCAAGGTATCAGTTATGATGAGTGGGAATATAACCGTTCTGTTGAAAAAGATGAAGAAGAAGAAAAAGCACCGTATGAACCTAACGCTAGTGAAAAAATGTTGGCGAAAGCACAAATGCAAGTGACTAAAACAGCTAATCAACTAATGAAATCACAAAAAGAACAAGCCGCTTTATCATTGGAACTTATGAAAAAAGAACAGCGTTTGAAACAGAACGAGATTATCCAAGCGCAAACAATGAAAGAATTAACAGCAAAAGAACAACGTTTGAAAGATATGGAAATGCAACAAGCTAAAGCTATGCTTGAAATCACAAAAATGAAAGGAAGTAATTAATATGTATCCAGGTTTCGATTCAATCAAATATTTTTATGACATTAACTGCTACACAAACGAGGATATTCAAACTTATGTGGAGTTAGACGCACTGACAAAAGAAGAATACAAAAAAATCACTGGAGAAGATTATCCGGAACAACCACAGGCTTAGGCTTGTGGTTTTTTATCTAGATGGAAGTAGGTGAACACATGAATGAACAGTTTACAATACGCGACAAACTAGCCACATTATCTTTAATCGGATTAGGCGTTTTTGTAGATATACGAGGCTTCTACTGGTTCATAAGCCCCGAAAGAGTAATCGAAGAAAGTGCTTTTTACCAAGCGTTAAACGACGTTATGCCTATTTGGATTTGGGGTTTGTTACTGCTTGTTTTCGGCACTTGTCTGATTCTATCAAGTTTGTTTTTCGGCAAACGATCTGTGAATAATACTTCGGATTACTTTATGTTAATAGGCGGGCTAGGGAGCTCTATCATACACTTCTTAATGTCGTCGGCAGCTGTATATAATGCGCTTAATTGGATAACGCCGGCACAATTGATCGCTATCACAGCATGGCTTGGCTTTGTCGGTTTTTTAGGTGGTTTAGGTATTTATGGACGAAAATAAATACGTATTAAGACACGAGTGGGAAAGATCAAGAGGCAAGATAAATGAACGCATAAACGAAGTGGATAAGAAACACACAGACAACTTTAATGGTTTGTTGAATAAAGTAGATAGACAGACATTGCTACAAGAAAAATCGTTCGAGTCACAAGCTAGGTCAGAAAAACACTTAGAAAAAATGAGTGAATCATTAGCAACGGTAGGGACTAGAGTTACTGATTTAGAATACGCAACAAAAAATCATGAAAAAGAAATTAAAGATCTACAAGGAACTGTAGAAGCAGAAGCAAAAGGAAACAGAGAAGTTATCGGTTACTGGTTGGGATTTGCAGGAGTTGTATTAGTCCCGCTTATCTCTTTGGTAGCAAACATCTTCTTTAAATAAGTCGGCACATATGTGTCGGCTTTTTATTTTGTTTGGAGGTTCTTAAATGAAAGGTATAAATTGGAAAGTACGTTTTAAGAAGAAATCATTTTGGGTGGCTATTGTTTCGGCGATAATCCTTTTTGTTAACAATATAACGCAAGCATTAGGATTAAACTATACAGAACAACTGGAACAAATTAGCGATGGTGTCAATGGGTTATTAGCTGTATTAGTCACATTTGGAGTGATACAAGACCCTACTACGAAAGGGTTGAAAGATAGTGGTATTACACAAACTTACACAAAACCACGTGATGAAAATGTTGACCCAGTTGAATATCAGAAAGTGGTTAGTGATGATGCTATTATACCAGAACGAAAAGAATTAACGCCTACAGAGTTTGATACATCTGAACCGTTCACTGACGATACTGACGAAGTTGAGTTTGATGTCGCTGATTATGATTATGATGAAGAATTGAAACGTGGTGCAAGTCGTTACCACGACGATGAAGTGTTGAAGGAGAGTGAAGAAGATGGTCGCTAAATTAACACAAAAAGAAGCAGTCGCATATATTAAATCATTAGAAGGTAAGGGTTGGGACTTCGACGGTGCTTATGGGTTAACAACTGCATAGCCCATATAAAATCTTGTGAATTGCTGGGAAACCTAAGTGCTATCGCATATGGCAATCAGCAGCGAAGCCTACATGGTAACAGTGTAGGAACGTTCAACGACTAAGTATCGTCAATTGACGGACAGCGCAAGACATTTTTAAGGTATTGATGTTTAAGGATAGAATATGATATATTAAATGCGGATAGTTAGTATATTGAAACATATATAACTCCCCACCCCTGATATATATAGTTTGTTGAGTTTTTAGATTGGTATCTTAGCCCTTATCATTTGAGACGTATGGCGTGTTTGGTTTATAAATCGAATGCCCATACGTCTATTTATTATGCTTTGAAAATGATGATATAGTCTAGTCTCATGTGAAAGCATGAGGTTTCTTTTTATAGAAACTATTTAATGTTATACAAGTGCATTAAGAAATGAGTGCATGGAAAGGCATTAAATAAAATATATTACGGGCAGTGTTTTGATTTAGCCAATGTCTACTGGGCGAAACTCTTTGGCCACGGATTAAAAGGTGCAGGCGCAGCAGATATACCGAATGTCAATAACTTTACTAATGAAGCTCACGTTTACAACAATACGCAAAGCTTTTTAGCAAAACCTGGCGACGTGGTTGTATTCCCTAGAACATTTGGCGGGGGATACGGTCATTTCGCTATTGTTATATCTGCAACTTTAAACGCAATAACTGTCATCGAACAGAATTGGGTTGGTGGTGGCCTTAGTAAGACTGAAGTTGCTACACGCCGTACGCACGGATATGAATTTCCAATGTGGTTCATTCGACCGTTCTATAAAAAAGCTAATGTTACAAAAAGTATTCAATCGCCGACAGTTACGAAGAAAAAAGCAACACCCAAGAAACGTAAGATGAAAACTCTGAAATACATCAGAGATGAAGTGAAAGGCTATCGCTTGCCTAATCGCGGATATAAACCTACCTCAATTACATTACACAACGACGCAGGAAGTGTTGGTGCTACAGCGGAAGCATATCATCGTGGTTTAGTGAATGCCCCTCTATCACGTTTAGAGGCTGGTGTAGCGCATTCATATATTAGCGGGAACACAGTATACCAAGCACTGCCAGAAAGCCGTATAGCATGGCACACAGCCAACCAGAACGGTAACAAAAATTCGTATGGCATTGAGATATGTCAATCTATAGGCGCAAGCGATAAAACATTCTTAGCTAATGAACAAACTGCATTTCAAGAGGCAGCAAGATTGTTAAATAAGTGGGGGTTGAAAGCTAACCGCAATACCTGTCGAGTGCATATGGAATTTTCACAGACCTCATGCCCTCATCGATCTATGAAGCTCCATACTGGTTTTGATCCAGTAACGCAAGGCGTACCTTCGCAAGCGACACAACTCAAACTTAAAGACTATTTCATTAAGCAAATTAGAGCTTACCAAGCAGGCAAAGTTCCGACATCTACTGTATCTAATAAAACAAGTTCTGCAAGTAATACTAAGTCAACTGTAGCTGGTGCATGGAAACGTAACAGTTATGGTACATGGTATATGAGCGAGAAGGCACGTTTCGCTAACGGTAGCCAACCAATCATGGTTAGAACAGTTGGTCCATTCAGAAGTTGCCCAATTGCTTATAATTTCCAACCTGGTGGATACTGCGATTACGATGAAGTTATGCTTCAAGATGGTCATGTGTGGATAGGATATACATGGAAGAGTAAGCGCTATTACTTGCCTATTAGAACGTGGAATGGTGTAGCACCACCACATCACGGTGTAGGCACATTGTGGGGTTCAATAAAATAATATGTTATAATGTAGTTACGTACTACATTATGCTACACAAGGCAGGTACTTCGGTATCTGCCTGTTTTTTTATGTTTAATATTATGAAAAAATCTGATTTATCGAGAATTAATAGTTGGATACTTACCGATATGGTAGTATAATAGTATATGTAAGGTAGTTAATTACCTTACTAACACTCTTGAAAAGGGGGTGTTAGTGTGGATGATCAAACAAAAATGCTGATAGCTATCTCTATCTATAAGCTACCAGCATTTGTAGAACAACTTAGAATGATAATCTTCGGTGTACTAGACCGAAGAAACAACCAAGATAAGTAATCATCTACTATATGCCCCGATTAAATTCGGGGTACCCTTTTCAATTATCATTATAATACATATACTAATTTTATCAAGTGATTAAAAGTATAAGTCATCAAAAGGGACGTGAGTTCATGAGAGAGAATATTGAAAAATTATTGAATAGTGATGTTAGTGGTTACCGTATTTATAAAGAAACAGGTATTTCTCAAAGTCGCATATCTGATTTGAGAAACGGTCGCCGTAAATTAGATAATTTAACATTTGCTAATGCAGAGAAACTCTATAACATGGCTAAAAAAAGACAGATACAGAAGTTCATAACGGACAATAAACGGACAATCTAAAAGCGCCAACACTATTGTTGGCGCAATTTCATTCTCCCTCACTCTGCTTCTTTTTTTATGCTTTCTTAAAACAGGGACTGGGTCCCTAAAAAGTCCCTAAAAATTTGTTTTATATGGTTTGTAATTGACATGCAAACTAAAAAGAACCCCGTAATGACGGGATTCTTAATCTTGAAAAGTATTCAATTTAAGCCAATAAGTCTCCTCGAAGGGAATCGAACCCCTATCTTAAGAACCGGAATCTTACGTGTTATCCATTACACTACGAGGAGTTAGTTAAATTTGCGACACTCTTAGTTTACAAATGTTGAGAGAATAGGTCAATATAATAATAGTAACTTAAATCATGCAGGTGTATTACTTTTGACCATGTTTGACTTTTAGGTTAAAATGATTACAGTATTTAGAATCAAGGAGGCAATTACGAATGAATTTAATTCCTACAGTTATAGAAACAACAAACCGTGGCGAACGTGCGTATGACATTTATTCACGTCTTTTAAAAGACCGTATCATCATGTTAGGTTCAGCGATTGACGATAACGTAGCAAACTCAATCGTTTCACAATTATTATTCTTACAAGCACAAGATGCGGATAAAGATATCTACTTATATATCAACTCACCAGGTGGAAGCGTGTCAGCTGGTTTCGCAATTTATGACACAATTCAACATATCAAACCAGATGTTCAAACTATCTGTGTAGGTATGGCAGCTTCAATGGGCTCATTCTTACTTGCAGCAGGTGCGAAAGGTAAACGTTACGCATTACCAAACGCTGAAGTAATGATTCACCAACCACTTGGCGGTGCGCAAGGTCAAGCGACTGAAATCGAAATCGCTGCTAACCATATCTTGAAGACACGTGCTAAATTAAACAAAATCTTAGCAGAACGTACAGGTCAATCTATTGATCAAATCGAAAAAGATACAGATCGTGACAACTTCTTATCTGCAGATGAAGCGAAAGACTATGGCTTAATCGATGAAGTTATGCAACCAGAAGAATAGTAATGCATAAATAAAGTGCCGACTCTCGGGTCGGCACTATTTTTTAGCTTTATTCTGCTGTCTCTCTTCATTTAATTTCTTTCTTATAGCGATAGCATATACGACGAGCATGCCAGTAATTAGAATTCCACTAGCTCCTGCTAATATTTTAGCTACTATAGATTCTTTGAATAAAAGTACGTGAATAACTTGGTAGTAGAAGCAAATCCACACGGGTGTTAACGCTAAAGTAATAGCCACTAGATTTCGTGGTGACTGAGGTTGATGATTTGGATATTTGTTCATAGTTCTACCTCCATCTCTCTACATCTACTATGCTACAGAAAGTATTGATAAGAATAAAGGTAATATAAGTGATTATTCTAATCCTTGCGATTTAGCCCAATTGTTTTACTTTTAGCTTACTGTTCTTCATACGGTGATTCTGATTGAGTTTGGTTATTGTCGTTTTCTGTCCCAGGCATAGGGAACATTGCGTCGCCGTTTGGAATACCTGTGAGACCATGTTTTTTCGCATAAGCTTTATATTCTTCCATCGCACGTTGTTGGTCTGCTTCAGTCCATTTTTGTCCGTCAGGTTGTTGCTGTTGTTGTGCTTGATTTTGTTGATTAGCTTGTTGTTGCTGTTGAGTTTGGTTTTCTTGGTTAGTTTGTTGCTGATTTTGTGCTGCTTGTTGATTCTGATTAGCTTGTTGAGCTTGCTCATTTTGCTCTGTTTGTTGATCTTGATTTTGTTGTTGTTCAGCTTGTGCGTTGTCTTGTTGTTTTGGTTCCTGATTATAGTCTTTGTCGCCTTGATTGCTATCTTTTGACTGAGCCTTGTCGTCTGTTTTCTTTTTCTGTTTTTCTTTAGTTTTGCTATCTTTCTTATCGTTTTTCTTAGAATGTTCTTCTTTATTATTTTCAGACTTGTCGTCATTTTTACTATCTTGGAATGAGCCACATGCTGTAAGTATGATTAAACTTCCTAATACAAGTGTCATCAATTTCTTCAT